GGCGGGCCCTCTGTCCCGCGTGCAGGCTTCACCAGCTCCCCGGCGTGATCCCGGCGGACGGCCCCCAGCCACTCGTCAAGGCCAATCTCGTCGGAAGCATACATCGCGTTAATCACCGTCGTCACCTGCTTGGTCAGCGTCCCCACGCGCCCGGCCAGCAGCACCCGCGCCGCCGCGCCGGAAAGCCGGTTCATCAGGCGGTTCATATCCAGGTGCCCGCGAATACTCTCCGCCCCGGCGCGGTCAAACGCATCCGCCCAGGCCATCAGCTTGCCCACGGCATCCCGCCCCAGCAGCACCTCCAGGCTCCGGCCCGCCTCGCCGTCCTCGCCCTTGAAATTCAGCAAAGCCCGCAAATCACGGCTGATCTCGGAGCCGTACAGGTAAAGATCCTGCTCGGTCATGGCCGCCATAAACGCCGTGCAAACATCCATCTCCAAATCCAGGTGAGCCTGATGCTTCCGGCGGGCGTGAATCAACCCGAACTTCCCGCCCGTGGCCGCTTCCCCGTAAGACGCCGCATCGGCAATCGACTTATCAATCGCCTCCATCGTCACATCGAAAAACGCCCGGAAATAATTCTCCGTCAGCGGAAACGGCGTGCCGTAGCGCCTCTCGGTCATCTCCTGCACCTGTCCGCTTCGCTCATTCAGCTTCTCCCGTAAAGCATACGCAAACCGCATCACCTCATCCCCGGCAAACCCGCGCAGCCGGTCCATCACCTCCGCGTCAAACCCGCGTTCCGCCAGGGCCTCGGTATAATCCGCTTGCTCGGACAACAGCACCAGATACGCCGCCTCCATCCGGGACAGGCCATCCAGCCGGAAACTCTTCGGCTGATACCCCTCCTTGGCATACTTCGTCCTGGAACGCAGCATCTCCGCCCGCTCCCTCACAAAAACCTTCTGGTCCCCGTACCGCTCCCACTCCTTCTGCGTAAACACGCGCTCCATGTGCTCCAATGCCTTCTTCGCCTGCTTGGCGGAAATCTCCTTGCGGCGGTGCCCGAACAGGGCGTTCACCTCCTTCTTCAAATCCTCGGAAAGCTTAAACTCCCTCAAATAAAGCTGCACCGCTTCCAGCCCGTGAGACTTCACCTTCCGGCGCAGCAAATGAAGAAGGCGTTCCCGGTACAGGGCGTTGGCCTTCCTGTTCCAATCCGGTTCCCGCTCCACAACGGAAATCCCCGTATCCTGCTTCATGCGCCCCTCATAAATCCACTCGGCAATATCATACCGGTCCGCGGACCCCGCAATCTCCGCTACGGTATTGTGCACAAAACGCAGCATCTCCTTCTCGCTCGCCTGCCGCTGCACATTAAACCGCGCCGCCCGTTCCTCAAACTGGCGGGCAATCCCGGCAAACGGCCCCACGGAAGAAAGCGCCTGCATATACTGATTAAAATTCATCAGATAATCAAACAGGGAAAGGGGCTTCTTCGGCAAAGCCCGCAGCCTCGCTTTCCGGCGGAACGTTGCCATCCTGTTATCATCCAAATTCCCGGTGGCCTGCAGCAGTGGGGCGGCCATGGCGGCAACCTCCATCTTCTTCTTCTCCGCTGCGTTCTCCCAGGCATGGCGGGTCGTGGCAATCAATTCTCCAAGGGTCGCGCCGCACTTCTCCGCGGTATTCACGTCCATCCGTTCATAACAGGCGTAAACCTCAAACTCCCGCTGCGTTACGGCCACCTCTTCCAGCCTCCCTTCCGCGTCGGGCAGCGTCACCAGCACCAGCGCATCCGGGGCCAGATCCTCCCACCTCTTCCCCTCTTCGGCATCCTCCGGAAAATTCTTCTGGAAAAACTCATCGTACTGGCTCTCGGTCATCTCCAGCAGGCGCAAGCACCTCTCCAGCCTCCGGTAACTCTCCGCGTCCATCTTCCCGCGCAGCGGCTTTCCCTTCGGATTCGTCCGCGGAGCCACGGACGCAGCCACGCGGCGGATGCGCCCCAGCGTCCGGTCCTTCCGGTAACGGTCAATCTGTTCCACCACGCGGGCCATGAACTTGCTAATCAGGCGGTACACCTTCACCTGCCCGTACTTCTCCAGGAACTCCGCGCCATTCGCTATAAAAAACTCCCACCGGCGCTTATCCAATTCCGCGGCCTTCTCCCCGGCTTCGGTAAATTTCGCCTCTTCCTCAAACTCCTTCATCTTACCCTCCCACACGGGACCCAGCGTCTCATGCTGTTTTACATACCCCCAGAAATGCTTCATCACACTTCCCGCCATAATCTCCGGCCACTTCTCCATGGGAATCGCGCTCAACGCGCTGGAAAGCGCCTCATCCGGCGCCATCTTCCCGCTATTCCCGTAAAGCAGGGAAAACACATTCAGCCAGATTTTGTAAGGTTCCAACCCGAACCCGTACGTATGGGGAAGAAACCGCTCCACCGTGGCAATCAGTTCCTGCGCCTCCGCCAGCAGCTCAAGGCCGCGCTCCCGGTCTCCGGTCTCATACAGGTTCAGCTTATTCACGGACCGCTGCGCGGCGGCCCGCATCCTGAACACCATCTCATCGTAAAGCCAATCCCCGTTCGGAGCCAAAACCCTGTCGGCCATCCGGCCAAACCTCCCGGCCCCGAACGTAATGCCGCCAAGCTCCGTAATATTCCCCGTCAGCGGAATCGAAAACTGCGGAGCGTCCAGCAGGCGGAACCCGTTCAGGCCGCTCATCACCACGCCCTCGCTATTCTTCTCAAACCTCCCGGCAAGCCGCGCCTCCTGCTCCCCGTGGGAAAAAACATACACAAACGCTGGCTGCAACGTCCCGGCCTCCAGTTCCTGCCTCATCCGTTCCAGGCGCGGCAGGGCCTCCTTCGCCCAGGCGTCGTCCCGGCCCGCCAGCTGGCCCATGCTCCCGCCCAGATAAGCAAGCGCCTGCTCCCGGCTCATGCTCCCGGCCCCCTGGGCAAACCCCTCATACCCCTGAATCACATGCTGCACCTCGTGTAAAATCGTATCCAGCACCATGCCGGGAGGCGCGTTCTTCCCGCCCCGTGCCACATTCACGGCAATATAATGCTCCCGCGGATCGGTAAACCCTCCCGTGCCGCTCCCGCTGTCCCGGTAAAAATCCACCCGCAGCCTCCGCAGCTCCGGGTAGGCCCGGAACAACTCCGGAAAATCCAGGGCCGCGGCCAGGGAAACATTCACATGCCCCCCCTCGCTCACGCTGACGTGCTCCTTCCTCAACCGCACCCCGCGGGAATCAATAATCGCCTTCCGCTTCCCGTCCGCCGGATCCGTGTAGGAAAGGCCGTTATTGTGGTACTCCTGGAAAGATTCTGCCTTCTCCCCAATAATGGAAAACGTAATATCCGGATTTGCCGCATCAAAGGTTCCACGGTTGTCCGTGGCCGATTTAATTTGCGTGGGTTCAAAGGCTACAACTTCATCCCCGGAAGGAGACTGGACAATGCCATCATGTCCATGCGCCTTAATAGCCTCCGTTATTTCCGGATTCCATGTCATGATTTTTTCCGGACTATAGGAACCGTCCATCCCATACACTTTTTCCAGAACGGCAAAGACTGCATTCTTCTTCATGTTTTCAATCAAATCGGGTTCTACGTTCCGATAAATAGTAACAGTCTCCTTGTAGCGATAAGTCTTGCCGTCCTCTTTATCTTTATATTCATGCCAGGACTTGCCATCCCAATACTGAATATAAAGCTTTTCCTCACCACGATCATTTACTTTCTGTACAGTCAATCTATCGTGAATGCTTTCTACAAGATTTACATACTCTTGAAAGGAATACTCTTTTTCATTAGTCACGAATGAACCATCAATCCATCTTCCGTTGCCGGGCATTTCTACAACTCCTTCCAATTCAGGAAACTTTTTGGCGATATTGTACAGGAAAGCAAATGATTGAGTCCCTATCAGATCAATGGATTCTCCCTGATATTCAAGCAAGCTCGAAAAATCGAACGGATTTTTTATATTAAGGAAGGCAGAAATAATGCGGTTCCCATAATATCCAGCTTCGGAACGGGCGATTTGTGGTTTGAAATACTCGCTATTCTGGAACGTGAAATAAAACCCCTTCCCATAATATCCTGCATCGTGAACATGTTCGGCATTCTTATTGAATACCGTAAATTCATGCGGCGTCCCATGATACACCACCAGCGGCTCACCGTTGGCATCTACTACTTTGGAGGCATTGGACGGGTCATTCTCCCAGTCGCCAAACCAACTCTTAAACGCCTCCGTGCGCACGGAAAGCCACTGGTCTTCCGTCAGGTTCGTATCCTTCCCATTCGGAGCCTTCATGAACGTCCCGTCAGACTCCGCCTTCTTCCTGACAGCCGCCTTTTCCTTCTCGACAAAAGAACGGTAAGAAGATAAATTACGGGTAGAAACCCCGTCCTTGAAGGGTGTAGGTAGGCGGCCTTCCCGGCTAGCAGCTCCCCTAGTGGCGGGGTTTTCTATGGTCAATTCCAGCGTGTAAAGAACGTTACCTTCCTGTTCCTTAACGTATTTGATTGCTGTAACATTAACATCAAACGCTCCTATCCCTTCAATATCTACTGTATTGAAAAAATGATAGGCTCCGGCTTTTGAGGCATCTTGTTTATACGCCTCTTCAAAAAATCCATCCTCCGCATTCTCAAACAACTCATGAATGCGGGTGGCCGCCGTATAATGAACCCTCCGGGCCTCCTCCGCGGAAAACCCAAGCGCCTTCAAATTCGCCACGGACATTTGTGAAGCCCCGGCCTTGCCCACAGTCTTGCCGGAAACGCGCGCCTCAATCACGGCCTGGATCCCCGTATTCTTATTGACGAACACCTTGCCCTGCAACGGCTTCAACCTCGCCCGCATCCCGGCGGCGGAACTCACCACATCCCCGGAAGAAATGGACACCAGGGAAAAATTCGCTGCGGGAGCCTCATCTTCCGCAGGGGTGGCCCCCCTCGTCAGCGCCGCGTCCAGCATCCGGCTCACATCCTGGGAAAGCTGCAACATCCCCGTATCGGCGGAACCCGCCTCCTGTTCCGGCGCCTCCAAAGGAAGAACGCCGTTCTCCCGGTCCACCTCCTCCCGCGTCTTCACCCCCAGCTCCACCATCACGGCGTCATTGGCCTCCTTAATCAAATCCTCATGCAGGCCGAAATTCTGCCATCGGGCCCTCTGCGCCTTCAAATCCTTCACCACCGCCTCCAGCGCGGCGGCATCCCTCACATCCACGCCATACTTCCTGGCCGTCTCCGGGCGTCTGCTCGCCCCGCTAATGGAAGAAATCTCCCTCGTCAGCTCGCTCACGCGGGCGGCGGCGTACTGGGCCAGCCTTGAAAAATACTCCTCCGCGTGGGAATTGCCGAACAAATCCGTCTCAAACGTCATCCCGGCCGCCTCCGCCAGCCCGCGGATGCGGTCCATATTCGCGGCCACCTGCATCACGGCCAAAGCGGCCTGCCAGCTCTTCCCCTCCATCAGGGCACGCAGCCCGGCCCGCTGCACCTCGTTCTGATTGCGGAACGCCATCGCCACGCGCCAGGCATCATCCGGAGAAACAAGCTCATTCCCCAGCGCGTCCAGCAAATCGGAACAGCCGTACAGGCCCAGTTCCACCCCGCGGCGGGACTGCCCCTTGCGGAAAATCCCCCTCTCCACCGCCTCCTCCTTCGTCAAACGCTTCCGGCTCACATAACGGGCAATCTCAAACAGGGAAGCCTGCCCGTCCCGGATATTATTCTCCACATCATGCGTCTGCGCCCAATCCAAATCAAACCCGGCCGCCTCATCATACACCGTGCAATTAATATCCTCATCCGTGCAGGCGTTAAAACGGTGCCGGCCGCTGATCACCTGCAGGGCGCCATCCTTCCGCCTCCACACGGAAATCGGCGCGGCATTGCGCTGCCATGCCCCCACAATCGGATTCACCACCCCGGTCTGTTCATCCGCCCCCTGCTTAAACTGGGGCACATCCGGGCAAAGCGTCAGCCGGGACTTCTCAATAAACCCTTGGCGCACCCCCTCCTGAACCTCAATAAACGCCCCGTTAAACACCCCTGACCCATCCGGCTCGCCCAGCGCCTCCACGCGGGCCTGCTCCCGCTCGCGCCGCGCCTCCTGTGCCTCCGGGGAATTCTCCGGCGCCCGCGCCTCATCCTCGGCCTCCTGCCGGCGCTCCTCATCCTGCGCCTTGCTCTCCGCCAGCTCATCCTCCAGCGTCCGGGCCTCCGTCGCCACGCCCGCGCCAAACATTGCGTCCAGCCCCGCCTGCGCTCTGGCCCGCTCCATGGACAACTCCATCAAATCCCCCTGCTGGTCCCGGTACAGGGCATTCCCCGCATCCAGCATCACCGCCAGGGCCTGCCGCACCGGCAGGGAAAACACGCCCTGTTCCTCCGCCTGGCGCACCATCTCGCCCAGCTCCACGCGCGCCTTAAAATACCCCAGGAACCTCACCAGGTGATTCAGCAACTTCCGCAGCCAGGAGGGCAGGGACGTACTCCGCACCGCGTCCGCCAGCCAGCGGGAACGCCCGATCTTGGAAAACGCCTCAATCGCGTCATGAGCCGTCACCGGCTTCCCGGCGTCCAGGTGAATAAACTGCATCTCCTCCCCCCGCGCCTCCGGAAACAACTCATTCATCACCCTCTGCGCCTCCTGGAGCATCGCGCAGAACTCGTCCCAGGACAAACCCTGCTCCGCCTGCCAGGAAATGACCGCCTGTTCCATCGTCTCCTCCATCAAATCCTCCACCGTCGCGCTCCCGCGGGCATACCTCAACACCCGGCGGAACGTATCTCCCCGGCGCACCTTCGTCACATAAGCGTTGGAAAACGGGGCATCCATGGCAGGAGCCTTAAACTCCGGATTCCGGGCCTGTTCCGTCCTGATGCGTTCCTGGGCTTCCTCCCATGTCTGCACAAGGGTCCCCAGCGAAATATGCTCGCTCAGGGAAGCATCCATGCGGGCGGCGGCCTCCTCATAACTCACCCCCTCCGCCTCCAGGGCGCGGATAGCGGCCATTGCCATATCCGCGCGGGCCTTCATCTGCCCCAGCGTCTCCGGGGCAATCACCACCCGTTCGGCCCCTGTCTGTTCATCCCTCACCGTGCGCGTAATCACCTCCGCCGCGTCAAAACGCCCCTGGGCAAGAGCCTGGCCCACGGTCACATCCCCGGCCAGCAAATGTTGCGCCCCGACAATGGCATGTTCCATATCGGCATCCACAAACGCCTGCAAATAAGCCGTCATCTGCTCGCCGTCCATCAGCGTGTAGGAAGGGGCGCCCTCTTCCTGCCCCTCTCCGGAAACGGAAGCATCCTCCCGCGGCGCTTCCGTGCCGCGCGCCGGAGCATACACCCGGAACATCCCCTCCTGTTCCGCCGGCTCCACCCTGGGAACCATGCCGGCATCCTCGGCGGCCCGCCACGCGTCCAGCTCCCGCAAAGACTCAATGCGTTCCCCGGAAAGGCGTTCTCCGGCAGCCGCGCTCGCCCGCTCCATGGAAGCCTGCGGATCCTCCATCCAGGAATCATGCAAATGGGAAAGAGCCTTATTCAAAAAACCTTCGGCGGTCTTTTCCTCCCTGGCTTCCAGATACCCCTGGGCCGTGCCTCCCAGTGCTTCATAATTCTTCAGGGAAAGCCTGAACTCCCTGGCAGCCCGGCTCAACTGGGAATAATTCAATCCGGACAGGCCAAAACTGAATGCCAGGAGGGCAAGACCCTGTTCTCCGGAAGTTATCTGGGAAAGCTCACTGGTGTACTGTTCCCATGTCTGCTTGCCGCGCTCGTCGTCCAGCATGGGATTGATGGCCGACCTCATTAAATAGCCGGCCGTTGGCTCCAAAATGCCTTCTTCCACCGTCCCGGCTACACCTTGCAGCGCATACTGGGCCGCCGGACTGCCGGAAACAAGCGCCCTCACTCCTGCCCCCTTCTCGGTTCGGAGCAACTTCCGGACTCCCTTATAAAGAGGCGTCGCCTTGAACAACGCGTGAAACCCGATCATCTCCTCCGCCGTGTCCGCCGCCCCGAACCAGAAAGCGCGTTTCTCAATCTCGTCCACGTCAAGACCCAGCATGAACCCTTCTTCGCGCCGCCTTTGTATGGACGTATTCAGTCCAATGAGCGGCCCTGCGTAGGGGAGAAACCAGGGAGCCGTGTCCCCCGTCATGCTGCCCAGGTGGTAGCCGACCTTGCTCAATGAAGATGCCTCGTCGCTGGAAAAATAGTCGTCCTCCCCCCCCTCAAGCGCGGTAGTCAGGGCTGAAAAAAACCTGTTGCGCTTTTGCTGCAATTCGCGTCGCTCCTGCTCCTGGACTCCTGCCATCTCAAAAGCTTCCTCGTCGGATAGCCCCATCTGCCGGGCCTTGGCAACAGCTATCTGGAAAGCTGCCGCTTTCATGCGGGCATCCTCATGGGAACTCATGTTCTGCAAGGCACGTTCCAGGGAACGTTTCGTCTTCACTCCCGCCACCTTGCCGGTCATGGTCACACCGGAAACCATCTTGGCGTTCAAAATCGCTTGGCCTGCCACAGCTGCTGCCAGCGGATTGGAATTCTCCATCACCTCCCGATATGCCTCGTCCGCCCTCTTTTCCGCGCCTCCCATGCCCAGCCGGTCATTGGCCGTGCTCCTGGACCTGTTTCTTAACAAATTGCAAAGCATCATCAGGGAATCATCATCATTCCCAATGACGCCAAACAAATCATCGGCAATGTCATCATTGTACAGCCTGGAATCCTGCTCAAACGATTCAATGAGGCGTACTCCGCGTCGGGCCTTCTCCATGCTCGCCACACTCACCCCGGCATGAAACAACGCCATCCGCTCATCGGCGGAAAGAGAATCCATCTCTCCGCTTACATAGCGGCTCACCACTCCATTGAGATCGCTGATCCTGCGTTCTCGCTCCACGCGCTGACGGTCTTCCCTTTCCACGATATCCTTACCTCGTTCCCTGAAATCCTGCCATATCTGTTCAGGGGAAATGATGCCTTTGCCCCACAAATCATGAGTATTCTTGTAAATCTGAAATCCCGCATCACTATCTCCATCTCCCAGGACTTCCGCCAGACGCATGCCCAGCATATAGGAACGCTCTTCATCATTAGATGATTCAAGACGCCAAACAGAATCTCTTCCCCAATGTTCCGCCATACGATTGATTGCTTCCCGATCGTTTTTATCCGCACGCAGCAAAGTTATGATCATATTTTGCCGCTTCCGTTCCTGATCACGTTTTAGGCTTTCCTTTTCCCTAATCATTGCATTCCATTGGTGCCGCACAGAATCCATATCCGTCAAACTGGGACGGAAAGTTCCGTAAACACCTTCATTGGCCGATTTGGTATCCATGAAATTCCCGGTTTCAAGTCCGGCGCTCTCTTCCAGCCCATTCAATCCGCCTTCGTCAAGCATCTGGACATCCTGCTTCCATTCGTCAACCAACTTCGGAGAATCCGCCTTCGCCTGTTCCTGAGCCGGGGTAATCTCCGGCAGGTGAAATCCGGTGGCAGCCTCGCCCTCCGGCAGAGGTTGAGAGGAAAAAGAGAGATCCAGAGGCATGTTCGCAGCATTGGCCCCGTCAAAGGAAAAATCGTCGTTCATGGTGAAAAATGTTTATAATGTGTTCAATATTAAAATGATTTATAATACTTGCTTACGCCGCTGACCCAATGCTTATTCAATCCGCGCGGGTCATTCCCGGCTCCTGCCGGGGCGTACTTCCCGCCAATCGCGGCAATCGTCGTCAGCCCCTGGTCCAGATAATGTTTCCTCAACAGGCGGGCAGCATAATCAATGCTCTCTTCCACAGAGGAAAAAGCGCGTGGGCCTCCTCCATTCGGGCTGATGCCCATGGCGTTATTCTTCCGCAGGAAAGCGGCGCTCGTCCCCCTGCCGGTCTCGTGCATGGCAATAGCCATCAACAACTTCGGATCCACACCGTACTTCCTTCCCGCATCATAAAAAGCCTGGCTGTACTGCCCCAGTCCCCCCAGCTTGGCGGAAGGCACCCTGGACTCTCCGGCATCCTGCTTCCAATCCTGGCTCCCCGGATATTCTCGCTTGAAAAACGCCCTCATTTCCGGACTGGCAGGCGAAATCGTCACATTCGTATCCATCTTGGAAGAAAACGTCATCCGCAGCTTGCTGGCGCCGGACAGGGTAATCTGGGGGGAACTCCCCCTGGTGTAGCCCACCACGGGCAGGGGCTTCCCGCGGCGGGAAGAAGAGGAAGAGGGAACCAGGGCGGCCAGTCCGGACACGTTGTCGCCAAACCGCTGCCTCATGCTCTCCGGCAGAAGAATACCGGCAGGAGCGTTCGTATTCACGGTATCCACGGAAATCATCGCAGGGAAAGTAACCGGCTTTCGTAGAATTTCCTTCCGGAGTATGCCTCTTCTCTCTCTCTCACTTAATAATTTGGGGCCAGCCCCGAACCTCCGAATATCATCCTCGTTCCATTTATTCAGAGTTTTTTGCCTTTCTTCATCCAACGTATTCCCGTATTTAACCGTCATTAAATCAGTCCGACCTGTCACATTTCTCAAGATCGCTTCAAGCATATCCTCTTGGATAGCAGAGGAAGGATCCTTATCATTATGGCTGTTCTTATATCCTTCGAACCACGCTTCAAACCTCTCGCGCACAACTCTTTCAGTATTGGCTACAAGATTCTTCTCAATATCTTCCAGTTTGTTGCCTTTATACTTTGCTGTCCATTTATCTTGTTCTTCCACTTCCAGACCGGAATTACTACTAGCTTGATAGTATTGTAGATAAGCATCTACTGCTTCTTGCCCCAAAGTTCCCACCAAGTTGTCATAATCCTTCTGCCGATAAAGCTTCATTCCTTCCATTTCCTTGAAGCGATCACTCACTTTAAGCATCGGAACATCTGCTTTCCTCCCCGCCCACTTATCCATACGGTTCAAGATATCTTTCTGGAACTCGGATGACTTCCCGTAACGCTTGCACAGACGGATCACATTTTCCTTCTTACTCGCCAAATCGGCTCCTTCTTCTCCAGCCCTCACCATATCCGCAACCCGGTAAATGAAAGAATCAATCTGCGGAGCGCATGCGCTGTAATCCCCGTCTCGCTCATAAACCGCATGAAACCCTAATTCTTCCTGATAGAGGGGACCGGACAACAAAGCATTCGTCACGGCCTGCTTGTCATTCTTTGATTTAGGACGGGAAGCTATCTGCTCAATCAACTCCGTAAGCCTGCTGTCATCCCGGCGTCTTAGGGACCGCATCATCTCATCCTGCTCGGCAGCTGAAAAATACCCGTCCAACTCCCCGCGGTTAATCTTCTCGGCGGCAAGATCCGGGTTGGTTGCGGCCAGGTTCTCAAAATGATGGAGTTCGGCCTTCTTCCTCCCTCTCAATAAACGCAGCTCTCCTTCATCATGTGAAATCGTGCCGGAAGCTACGGCGTCATCAATAGACCTCTCATAACCGCCCCAATCCTGCTTCTCCTCGGCCAGCTTCAAACTCGTATCGAAAGCCTGTCTGGCAACGCCCAGCTGATGCTTGGCAGCCAAACCCCAATAACGTTCCGGCAGACTTGACCGTACGGAAGCCCTGACAGCCTCCGCCTTCATGGCGCTCTCCGGGTGGAAAAAACTGCCTCCCAGCGCTTCAATCTTCTGGCCGAACTCGTAAGCCAAATCGTCCAGCTTGCCCTTCCGGATAGAACCGTCCTTCTCAAAAACGCTCTCCTTCGTGCCTGGCGCGAAAGCCAGCATCCTGGAAAACTTCGCGTCGGACTCGTCCCGGATGCGGCGCAACTCCACCTCCTGACGCTGCATCTCCCCGAAATCGGAAATCCTGGCAAACGCCTCCGCGCTCCCCTGAACAGCCTCTTCGGCCTTCTGGACGGACGCGCCCAACACCTGCCCATGATCGCCATTGGCGGCCCGTGCCGCGACACCGGGATCAGCCTTGGCCGTCTGCAGGGACGGCCCACCGTATAAAGGAAACTCTCTCATCGTGACGAAAAACTGATAAGTTGATCAATAGAAAAAACATGCACCTTCGGCCCGCGCAAAAACCGTTGCCAGGCCACATGCGTAAAACCTCTGCGGGAAAACTGCCGGGCCAGTCGGGCCAACTCACGCGGCTTCCCGGCCGCCCACCATACAAACAAGCACCTCTCCGGAAGAACCGGCATATCCACAGGAGGAAAACACATCTCCCCCAGCCTCTCGGCAGGCAAAGCAAGGCACACCTCATCCGGGGAAACGAACGCCAGCCCCAGGGACGCGCAATCCTTCACATCAGACCACAAATCCCGTCCCACCTCCGCATAAGCGCTCACGGTCGCATCAAACGCATTCATCGCCACACGCTCCTGTAAGGATTCCACTTCTGGCCGCCCAGGTAATCGTAAAAAGAAAACCCGCTCTTCTCCGGACCCGCCGCCCAGGCCCCCAGCGTCATCATCCCCTGGCGGGGATCCGCCGTAGACCCGGGAAACACGCTCCCGGCCAAACCGCCCAGATTATAACCGGCAAAAGCTCCCTGGGCGGCCGTCGTCGAACCGAAAGCCCCCATTCCGGCGCCAATGCCGCCGACTAAAGCCCCGCCAAGCTGAAGCCCTGTGGACACCAGGGCCCCGGAAGCGGCGGACTTATAAGCCGCCGCCTGATTCTGCGCGCTCACCAATGCGGCATCCCCCTCCCAGCGTTGCATTGCCGCCTCATGGCGCTTGCTCTGGTCACTAATCGCCGCGCCCAGGGACAAATCGGAAATCTGCTTCTCCAGCACTTCGGCTGTGGCAAGCTCCGCCTGGCTGCCGGCTCCCTCGGAAGTAAACCCGGAAGCGCCCCGCCCAGCCCGCACGGAAGCCGTGGCGGCCGTCTGATTGCGCCTGGCTGTCGCCATATTCTCGGCGGCAAGACGCAAAGCGGAAGCGGACTCCGCCTCGGTATTGGCCGCATTCACATACGCGGCATCCCGCGCCGCCTGTCCCTGTGCCAGCGCGCTCTTCGCGTTGGCCCTGTTCGTCACATAAGAACCGATACTGCCCATAACCCTACAAAATGGAACGATCTAAAATATCCTTCAACGGATGCTGGTCATTGCTCCCGCGCTGGCTCACATCGTGATACAGGGCGTCGGAAGCGTAACGTCTGTACAACTCCAAAAACACGCTCACATTCTGCGGCTTGCCCGTCACCGTGGCTGCTACCTTGGAAGCCAGCAAACACTTCACGGCCTCCACAAACAAAGGCTCATGATCCGGCAGCATCTCCGCCAAAGCCACATCATTGGACAAAAACCGCACCTGCAGGAGGGAAGGGGCTTCCTCGCAAACTACCTCGCGGCCGGCCATGCGCCAGCGCCCGGCCTCCACCTTCAACAACTTCAAGCAATCCTCCGGAAGCGGAAACCGGCCGTTCCCCTCCGGGCACTCCAGCACGGCTTCCTTCGTAGCGAACGACCACGGGCCATAGGAAACGGCCTCCAGCATCACGGAAGGAAACCACAACTCGCAAGCCCTGGCCGCCGGGGAATCCATCACAAACTCCTGATCCCCCAGCAGGGAAAGGCACTGTGAAAAAAACGTCAGCTTGTCCATTCCTCAACAATCGCATGAGGGCGGACTTCCTTCAAGTTGGCGAGAATCAATGTTTCTATCCCGCCTTCACACTCAAATTCATAACGTATCAAATGGGGAGACTTGTCCGGCGGAATCAACTAAAAACAACTCGAACAATCCAAGCGGACATCCATCAACTCACCTCTTCATGAAAAGAAAATATCTTGCAAATTGATAAATCCACAGATACCGTGTTGCCTCGGAAAGATAGAAAAAGGGGAACAAAAAGCCCTCTTCTCTGTCTAACCCTGCGGAACTAACCAGTAACTACCCCTTCCCGTCAGTGAACAACGATATGGACATCCACGACGTTCTCCAAGCGATCATTGCCTGTGAGCAAATGGAGCCTGGACGCCGTACTGCGCGCTCGTCACGCATTGCAAAATCTTGTTTGCCCGATAACTCTCTTGATCTGAAATGTCTGATAGAAAATGCTCAAATCTCAAAAGATTTGATCCAATCACAATCCTCCAAACCGTACAGATATTACTTGGAGGAATTTCTAAAGACGATGAAAGTGAGAGATGCAATAATGAATGGAATGCACTATGTCAATGGGCACAAAGTAACGGAGTCCTTTACCTTGGAGACATTAGGCAACTACTGCTCTCACTAGAGCATGCCTCCAGTATTTCGTCCATTAAAGACGATGCTCCACAATGGGATAAGACAGGGCATGAGCATGATGTCCTCCTGATTCCTCCATACTACTATAAGAAGACTAAATGGAACTGCTCTGGATATACCTTTGATTCAGAAACTAAAGCCGTGACATTGGCGACTGTCAGAGAATACCTAATACGTCTCATCCTCCACAACAGCTTCTTTAACACGGGTATAGAAATTTTAGGAGTAGTCGCAGAAGGAAATAATCGCTCTATACTTATCCGTCAGCGGATTATAGACGGAGACGTTCCTTCCTCCATTGAAGAAATGGATGAGCTTTTTTGTCGGCAATTCTCGTGTAAAAAAATAAAAGATGAAAGCCACTATCAAGGCTATAAAGGGAATATCTATAAAGTAGCCGTCTTTTATATTGCGGATATGCGCCCAGATAACTGCAAAATCATCACCCGTAAAGATGGGAAACGTCATATTATTCCTTTTGACTGCTTTGTTTCTTTTGACCAAGTTGAGCTTAGAGAAAATTTTAAAAAGCTGAAAGATCAGATGGGAATTCAATAAAGCATTCCTTCCAGAGCATCGGGGCGTCTGTGCGGCCTCTTCACTTTCTCCGGCACCCCGGCATGGCCTGAAACCAGGCCTCGGCTCACCGCCTCGGCAAACGTCCGGGCCGCATCCGCGCCGTGGGAGCAGGCGTCATGAAGCGGCATCTCCCGCACGCACCCGTTGGCCCCCGGCGGCAAACTGCGGTAATACTCCAGGGAACCCACCCCGGAAACATACTTCTGCCCGTCAATCTCCGGGCGCCTGTTGCACCGCTCATGAAACACGCAAAAACGCAGCATATTCCGCAGCGCGTTAATCCCGGTCCAAACATCGGACGTGCGCGGCACGATCGCCGTGCGGAACCCGGCCCGCTGCAACACGGACTCAAAAGAAGTCTTGGAAAAATCCCTTCTGGCCGCATCGTGCGGCAGCAGGTGCAGGGCGACAGGCCCGAACTCCCTCTCCCTCATCCGAATCTGCCCCACGTAATAATCAACCGCCTGATTATTCCCGGCAATATAATCCAGCGCGTAATACTTGCCACCCACCACCTGCCAAAGCCAAATCGCCATAAAATCGCTTAACCCCAAATCCCAGGAAGCATAAATCGGAGCCACGTCATCTGCCTCAAACTCGGCGGCGATCCTGCCTTCGGCCCGCAGGGAAGAAATCCACCTCCCGTAAATAGCCCCCTCCACGGACGTTTGCAAAGCCTCCTCCGGCACGGTGGGAAACTCCTGCTTCACCTCCGCTCCGTTAATCCTGTACTGGGTAGCGTACCAGGCCTTCTGCCCTTCGGACAACTCAATCCCGTAACGCTTCTTCAAATCGGAAAAATACTCCCGCAAAAAATCATCCAGCCTCGGTTCCACCCCCTCCAGGCAATACTCCCGATGCTGGATCCATGAAAAAAAGAAAAACCTGAAATCCAGGCTGGAAAGAGGCTTGCCCACCATCTCCATGGCCTGCTCCATCAACTGGTAAGCCAGACCGGCCTTCCCCCCCTCGTGGGGGGGCTCCATCACCACCACGCCACTCTTGCCAACGGGATTCAACGCGCCCGTGG